TGATCACCGTCTGGACGGCGACAACCGCCCAAGACAGGACTACGATGCAGAAGCACCCGATCAGGATGTTGCAGAGAAGGGATGAAATCATAACTGTGCTTTCCATAGTTTTGCGTTCCTTTCCTTAGTTGAGAAAATCTTCATCGTCGTCAGTGGCGAAGTCGGACTCAGCGCTTGCCTTGCCGCCGAGAGGTTCACCGTCACGGATCTTCTGCAGGTTGTTGAGGCCGCAGGCGATTCCCTTGTTGCCGGAAGAGTTGAAGGCGTAGAAGGTGATGCTGGCGCGGCCATATACGCCGGAGTACACCTCGGAGCGGGTGAGGATCGGGTTCAGGTCTGCATTCACAATGCCGGGAGCAGAAGTGGCATTGGCGTTGACGAAGTAGGCATTCTTGTATGCCTCGTCGTCCGGGCGCTCTGCATCGCCATCACGCAGGGGCGTCTTCAGGACAGAGAGCGCCGGTACTGACTTGCCGTTGCCCTTGAGCTTGGCCTCGCCCTCCTTGTAGGCGGCTTCGATGGCGGCCTTGATCTTGGCGATGGTCTTGGTGTCGGACTTCGGGATGATGAGGCTTACGCTGTACTTGGGCGTGCCGCCGTTGATGGACTTCGGCTCCCAGACGTTTGCGTAGCTCCAGCGGGTGTCGACTCCGGTGATAACCTTCATGGGATTGCTGATTTTTACATTCTTACTCATTGTCGTTTTCCTCCATAAAATCATTTTTGGCTGTATTCATGGCCGGGCGCTTGTCGCTATCCGGCACAAGTGCGGGTTTGCCCTGCGGCTTTTCAATGTAGGCCGTCAGGAGTTCATCAAAGCGGGACTTGCCAAGGAGTTTCTGCATGGCGGTGATGCCGCGCAGCTTTTTCTCATACGGATCAAAGCCTGCTTTCTCGACCGCGTCGGCGACGGCGGCCTCGTTACTATACCTGCGGTTTGAGCGTCCTTCGACGAGCTTGAAGCCTGTCCATTCCTTACCGGAGAGAGCTTGCTGCAAGGCGTACTCTTTGATGTCGGAAGCCCAGCTGACCAGCGCATCCACCATGCCGAGGATGACCTCGATCTCGGTGTCCGTAAGCAGTGGCGGGAGCTTGAAATCGTGCTGCGCGAGCTTCAGGTTTGTTTCGGCTCTGGCACGGCACTCGTTCTTGGCCTTGCAGAAGCCGCACCATTCACCGCACAGGAAGTTGCCATCTCCGGCAAAGGCCAGTTCTGCGGTGGGTTTCAATACTTCATCTGCCCAGCGGTATAGTTCGTCCTTGCTGATCTCATAGGTGCTGACGTTCTGCCTTCTCGGTTGATAGATAGTCATGGAAACCGTGTCGATGTCGTAAATATCATCGAAAAGCTCCAAAGCGCCGAGGGCGTAGCATTTCATTTGCGGATTCTCATCAGCAGAGACCAGAACGCCGAGACCGTGCTTATAGTCGATCACTCGGAGCGAGCCGTCTGCAATGATGATGCAGTCTGTAGTGCCGAAGCCTTGTTCTACCCAGCGGGAAAAATCCACCCGCTGCTCAATCAGGACGACCGGGTCAGCACAGATTTTCTTGGCGGCTTCGACCTGCTCCAGCACGTATTCGGCATAGCCGCTGGTACATTCGTCCATCTCCTCGGAATACCATGTGAGGCTTTCGGTCGGGTTTTCTGCGGGCAATCCCAGAGCAGTCCTGAGTTTGTACTCGCCGAGCGCGTGGGCATCTGTGCCTTCCGCAGCGTAATCCGATCCTTTATCCTCGTAGGTTTCGCAGAGCCTTGCCGAAGGCGGGCAGTGTAGCCACCTGTCGGAGCTGGATGCAGAGAGGATCGCGTGTGCTTTAGTTGCCATTGCTGATCACCTCCGAGTCCTGAAGCAGGGCTTCGTAGTTTGCCGGATCAATCTCCGAGAGCTTGTCGGCACCGTGCTTCTTAAGCAGGGCGCGTACCTCTGCGGTGTGACCGGCGCGGGACTTCTCGGCAAGGACGGCTCTTACGTCCTCCAGCTTGAGCTGCGGCTTCAACTCCGTTTTTGCGGATGCGTCAGTAGGCTGCGCCTCGTTGTCGCCGGAAAACAGCTGCGCCAGATAGTTGGCGGCATCAGTAATAGCAGCGGCAGCATTGCGTAATTCTTCGATGGTCATAGCCATTTCGCTCATTTTGCTCATGGTGTTTTCCTCCTTCCTTGGATTGTCTTGCGGTAAGTATGCTGAGATTTCTTGCCATTCGTGCGGACACCCGACTGATAGCAACGAGGATTTCAACTACCTCGGCTTTGGTATCCACAGTGCGACTGTGGGGCTGAGTCATGTCGTTCACCTCCTGTTCGTGGTGGAGCTGCTTGTTTTCTGCTCCTTACACTCCCTTTTGGAGATGGGCGATGGCTTTTGACGAAGGGAAGAAATAATTTTTTTGAAAAAGTTCTGACCGCCAGTTTTCGCCAGCGGCCAGAGTGAGTGTGCATCTATTAAAAGAAATCAGGATATTCCTGTGACAGCAGCTTCTTTGCTGCCTTAATGCGAGACAGAAATGTGGTGCGAGGGATACCGATTTCCTTGGCAATGGCTTCATCGGAAAGGCCCTGCATGCGCAGGTTGCCGATGTTCTCGGCTTCCGGCATCAGGTCGGCGAGGCGCTTGAACAGCTGCTCCAACACAATACGGTCGGCAGCAAATTCGGAAATGGACATGCCTTCATCGGCGATGGTATCCATCAGAATCAGATCATCATCTTCCTTACCAATTGGTGCATCTAATGAAGCGATGACATCAGCGTTGCGATATTCGCAGGTCAGGCAGTCGGCATCACAGACCCACCATTTATTACGAGGGCAGCAGCATAAACCACGGTCCTGCATTCTGTGACGGTAGGTATCATGGAAGCGGATATGTTCCAGATAGACTTCTTCAGGTACTTCCTGCCAGCGGCGCTGGCTGCGGATGTAGATACGACGGGTTTCTGTTTTACTCTGGTTTTCTTTGTTTGACATAATAAGTTCCTCCGTTTGTCGATATCTCGAAACGGAGGAACTCTGGTACAGCTGCAAAAAGGCGCAATGATAAAACCGCAGTCCTGACGGAATTACTCCGTTCCGGATTGCAGCAGCCTGCTCACAAGGCAGCTGTTAATATTAAATTGTTCACCATGAATCGTTGAGCTACCGGGGATCAGTCGGTACAATTAATGATGATTTCGGTGAGGATTTACCTCACACATATATTGTAGTCGGGAAGGGCGAAAAGCACGAGGAAGCGGCATTTCCGGTTTTACCTTCGGAAAAGCCTGTAAAATAGGCAAAAAAATAAGGTGTCCACGCCTTGAGAGCGTGAACGCCTTGAAAATACAGTGATATTAACCGGAAGTGGTACTTCCGAATTGTTTTTACGGAGCAGTGTTTTTATTGCCGTTTTTAGGAAGTTGCTGCGCAATTCCAGCGTCTTGGAGCTTCTGATTCCACATACGAATATTCTCCATATGATGGTTATTTATCAAATATTGGTAGATTAGATTTTCTTCCATAGGAATCATGATATTATGGCCTGCTTTCGCAATAATATCGTAAGAGAAAGCTGGCTGTAAATTGAGTCCGATGCATAAAGCAAGTACACTTGGCAGCGTAGGCTTTGCATCTCGTTTGTTTCTATAGTCCTGAATCATACGAGAGCTAATTCCGGTGCATTCTTCCATCTTTTCGTTGGTATATCCACGGCGCTTTACATGATAATCAAGTGTGCCACAGAATGAAGAAGGAATTTCAGCGAGAATTTCGCTTACACGCTTGGCCTCTGCCATAATAGTAGACATTTCTTGAGCTCGTTTGAGCACATCCTCGTTTTTGCCTTCATGGGGATTGAAGTTCGCCTCAACAAAGCTTTTAGAGTCTGCGTCTCTACAGAGAAAACAAATTCTGTAATAAGAATCGTCATAGTGTTTACTGACACGGGTTTCACGGTTGAAAACAAGGCAGCACTCATCAATATGTTCCAAAGCGTAGTCAGTCAGTTCAGCAGCTACGTCTTCCTGAATATTAACATACTTCGGGTCATTGATGACGAACATGCCGCCAGCGTGAATAAATCGGCCAGCGCGATACTCATTGGCGAGAGTTTCGTTGAAGGTAGCTTCAAAAATGGCGTTGCTACGGTCAATTATAAAAGTCTGGTCTTTTTTCAGGGAGCCCTTCGAAAAGGAAAACGGAGGGGAGTATTGACCGTCCACATAATTAAATACGCCAGCAGCCTGTTCAAATCCAAGTTCAATTGCACGGATTTTTGCGGCTATAGTGGAAACCTTAAAGAAATCCGCAAATTCACTGATGGCCAATTGCATAATCTCTGCCCTGCGGGTAGATGGGAAAGCATGTGTCAAACTAATTAGGATTTCGTTCAATTTCATACGGCCTGTGCGTGCTGGAATTAGAATTTTAGGTGCAATAGCGCTTGCCTGCCATTCCATCCATTCAAGCTCATTTGACAACTCGTCCTTGCTTTTTTTGTATTGTTCTACTACCTTGCAAGAAATAGATGTAAGCTCAGGATTTATGAGTTTCTGGAGCTCAAAGAACTTATAGTGCTTGTCCCAATGTACGCACTCATGGATGATTGTATTATTTGTGCATCCAATGTTTCGCATAAAGAATGAATCGGGACTTACTAAAATGGTGCCTGCTTCAATCTCAGCAGAAATGATTTCTTTACTATTAAGGTCCTTGTAAATATCTACGGTTGCGCTATTAAAATAGGTTCGTCCGAATATTCCGTCCGGAAGCGGTGCGGGATACACAGTTAAACACATAGCATCAAGAACTTCCTTTATGGGAAGCGGCATCGGGGTTTCTAAGGCACGAGGACAATATTTTTTCAAAAACTTTTCAGCATGTAGGTCGAGGTCTTTGGCATAAACATACGGGACCAGGAGCTTAGTAAGAGCATCTCCTTTGTTGAAGCACTCTTTGGTGTAATCTTCCACAGAAGTAATTGTAACCATAGTGAGGCCGCCACGCAGAATGCCGGTGAAAGACACAGCAAACCATGCACTGGCCATATCTTCTTCATAATCACGGCGGGTCCGGCCTTTGACGACGATATCGGTTTGGATGGCAGCACGAAACAAGATACGGTCGTCGTCGGTCCCCTTGAAGGTTACGCCCATAACGTGGATATCATCCAGACCCACATAGCTTGGATCTGGCACAAGGCTGGTATGTAGATTGAGCCTTTGCTTGTTCTGATATACGTGCGTTTTCAGGCGATTGAACATCATGTCATAATATTCATCTTCTAAATATGCTGCGAAAGTTTTATTTTTATGTGCCAGAGTAATCCCTCCCTTTATTACAATGCGAACATAGGCATGATTTCCTTAACCATGCGGTCTGTACGAGCTTTAATAATGTCGACAGTCCACTCATCCTTATCGCAAACATCGTCGTTCAGATTAAGGCCGTTGCGATAGCCGATGTACTGGCCGTTTGAATCTTTACGTTCTTTCTTTTCAGCAAAAGCCTTATTGCTGAGGGTGCTGTTATATCCGGTGATTGTAAGGTTACCGAAAGTATGCACATAAAGTGACTGGTATTCCTTGGCCTTTTCACGGTCACCGCCAGCAATCATATCTACCCATTCATCAGGGATATTGGAGCCCTGCGGGAAGATATGTTCAATAGACCAAACATACTGGTTGCTGTTGGTCTTTCGCCATAGGTCTTTTTCATTTTCTACAGTCATGCTGCGTTTGGCCATCATGCAGAGAATAAAGCGGGTAGCGCCGCTGTTATCATCATAAACCGGGCCACGGAGCTTTTCTTCGAAGATATCATCAGAAGAGGAGCTCTTAATCAGTGTACTGCGCAGGTTATCATAAATTGCAGCGCCGGTATATTCGTTCTGTTCGATTTCTTCGATGTAAGACATGAACATGCGAGCAAGGTCACGGGTCGGAGGTGTATCGGTCAAATTACGGCGAACAAAGAAGTTTACCAGCAATCTACAAACCTTTACGATGTCTGCCTCCACGAGTTCGAGAGAGACGCTGTTCTTGATCAAATACATCAAAAGTAGATAGGAAGGAGCTCCCTGAACACGCTGCAGGTCTTGATAACTGTCACGCTGGGCTGGAGTAAGACCATCAGTCTTATTCAGAATGATGCCTGCATAAATCGCAGCATTTTCGGAAAGCTCGTCCAGTGCGCCAACCGGGTCTTTCGTGATCAGTTTTTCGTAGATGTCCAACATAGTGGAACGGGTTGCAATTGTTCCGAGCGGATACTGACGGTCGCCCTTTACAAAAGGCGCATTCAGGCTCTTTCTGAAAGCATTGTAATTTTGACGGAAGAAACGCTCTTGTTCTGAATATTCCTCGCCGAGGTTGCCGAGAATTTCAGTCCAGCGGGTAAAATAGTAATCAAGGTTTTCTTCGCCGCTGACATCCAGTCGGGCCAATAATAGATTTTTAATCAGGTCTACGGAGGTCAAAGGAGTACCTCTATTGTTCAGAGATTCGAATAATGTGTAAGCATCCGCATGGTTGGAAACTTCAATCATAACCATGATGGCAGCATTTACCTTATCCAGAATCCTAAACATGCCAGCGGCCTTGTCGTCGGATTCTTCCAGATTAGCATTGATGCGCTTTAGGAAGTAGTTGTAGGCTTTTACGATACGACGCAGGCCAGCGAAGTTCGGCATCGGACGTTTTGGTATAATACCGATTTTTGCCAAGAGGCCAAGATAATCATCGCGGTTGTTGCCTTGTACTTGCGGCACAACACGAATATCGGACTGTGTCTTTTTCAGAATGATTTTTCTCTTGAGCTGCAGGATATCGGCTTGCTGATCCTCGTCCAGCAACTCTTTATTGCTGTTTAGCGTGGTATAGAGCGCAGAAAGGAAGAGACTTAGTGTTGTAAGTCTTTGCTGACCATCAACAACTTCAAATTTCGGCGCATTGATAGAATCTGTAGCAGAATTGATACAGATGATAGAGCCGAGGAAATAGCCGTCATCATTTTCGATGAGATCGTCGAACAGGGCTTCCCATTCTCTGGTGCCCCAAGTATATTCGCGCTGATATTTAGGGATTTCAAAAATCACCTTGGAATCCGGATCAAAGACCTGTGATACCGGATATTTGTTGACATTGATGTTGTTGATATTCATACGTCACGGTCATCCTTTCGTTTGGTATTATCTATGTTCAGCCTCACAAGTTTTGAGGCTAATAATTTTGATTTATCGCTCTGTCTTAACAGGTCCACAAACTGATATTGACTTTCAGTATCTGGCACAATAAATGGAATTTTCCTAATCCGCTCCATACTGAGAGAAGACTGTGTAGTTGTACTTGCAAAGCGCAAAATATAGTCCCGTGAAATCATCAACATGTAGTCCCAAAACAAAGGATTATTGTGTTTCTTATCATTCAGCGATATCTTTGCAACGTTAGGGGCTAAATGATAGAGATTGTCTCTATCAATAATGGCCACTTCTCCAACAGTTCCAACATATGTAAGTACAAGATCGCCTTTCGCCAATTGTGAGCGAGGAAGCATGTCCGATACTTCTCTATCAATCCAGTAGATGTCATTAAGAGTCAGTTTTCCAGATTTACAGTTCAATCCCCGAATCATAATAATATCGCCCTGATCTTGATACTTTATATACTTTGTATACTCAAACCCTGCTAGTTTTGTTATAAACGCAATATCTCCAAGTGGACATACAGGTAATCCTTTAGGATTAGTTTCTGGATCGCCGAACTGCTCCATAAATTGAGATTTCACCAGTTCATCCGTAGCTGCAATCAGCTTCTGGTAGGATTTTTTCGTATCATCCATAGCCCAGAGCAGTGCGGCCAGTTCTTTTTGTTTATCCAAATCTGGGAGCTCGAACTCAAAATTCTTCAGATGTTCCCATTTCACACGAGGAGAGAGGGAGCCAGCTGACTTACCAACGGCAAAGTCAAACAGCGCATCGTTCTGAATAATGAACGGCAACAACTCCGGCAGAATACGGTCCGGTTTCGCCTCGATAACAGTAATGTCACCGGAGCAGATTCCGTCAAAAGGTGCAACAGCAGCCTTTTTCAGATAAGCACGGCGACGGCCAAAGAGAACGTTGCCTTTGCGGAACATCTTAGTGAAGGTGTTTTCGTTTCCTTCATCCCACGCAGTCAAAGTGATTTCTTCCGGGACCAGATGTTCCAGACCGACGATAGGATATCCATCCTTGCTGCCTTTGCAAGTTTCCTTGTGCTCTACGGCAACATCGCCAAGTAAAACTCTACTCATTATCGTCCGCCTCCTTTCCCAATAATGTGTTTAATTTCTCGTAGCTCAACTTCATCATTTCAGAAGCGGCGAGCCAACTATCGTAGTGTTCCTGAACAGTGCGAGTATCAACATCGTCTTCGCTGACCTCCGGCTTGACATAAAGCGGAATGCTCAGTGAGAAGTTGTTATCTGCGATATCCTGAATGGTGGCCACTTTTGCAAAATCGCCGTCATCGGCATAGTTTTCGTAAGCGGTTGCGATTCTTGCAATATGGCGTTTCTCTAGATAACTCTGTGCATTTTTACGCTCGACCTCATTAACCGCGTTGATGAATAGCACCTGTCCACGGCGGTCAGGACGCTTGGTCATGCGGCAAATCATGATGCAGGCTTCCATCGGCGAATTGTAGAACAGGTTAGGTCCAAGACCAATAACACATTCTACCTTATCGCTGCGTACCAGCTTTTCACGCATTGCACTTTCTTCGTTACGGAACAGAACTCCGTGCGGGAAGAGGATAGCGCATCGGCCGGTGTATTCTTTTAGACTGGCGATAATATGCTGAAGGAAAGCGTAGTCGGCACGGCCCTGCGGAGGTACACCTAAGAAGTTACGCCCGTACTTATCGCTTTCAAATGCGGCACGGTCCCACTGGCTGATGGAGTAAGGCGGATTTGCAAGGCACAAATCAAACTGCTGCAGTTTTCCGTTTTCAACGAAAGCAGGAGCCTTGAGCGTGTCACCGTTAACGATATTAAAATCCTTAACGCCGTGAAGGAACAAATTCATCTTACCAATAGCAGAGGTAAGGGCGTTGATTTCCTGACCGTACATAGACACGTTGCGCCATTCCTTATTCTGCGCCTTGAGATACGCAATGACCGAAATAAGCATGCCTGCGCTGCCACACGTCGGATCGTAAATTGATTCTCCGGATTCCGGCTTCAGCATCTCAGTCATCAAATGCACAACAGTACGGTTGGTATAGAATTCCTGTGCAGTGTGGCCGCTGTCATCAGCAAATTTTTTGATGAGATATTCGTAACCCTGACCGAGTTCATCTTCCGGGCAGTTGGCAATGGAGAGCGTCTTGGTACTGAAATGTTCTAACAGGTCTTTTAGTAGACGGTCGGGCAGACGGTTTTTGTTGGTCCATGCACCATCGCCAAAGATGCCCTGTAATTTGTCGACGTTAGCATTTTCGACCTTGCGGAAGGCTTCAACAATAGCGACACCGACATTTTCAGATACAGCACGGACATCATTCCAATGATAGCCTTCCGGCACCACAAAGGTATGGATTTCATCATCATCAAATTCTGCGGCATCTTCACCGTATTCCTCGATAGCCAGTGCAGTTTCTTCGTCGTATACATCGCAGATGCGCTTGAAGAACAGCAGCGGGAAAATGTACTGTTTGTAGGCACCGGCATCAATGTTCGTTCTCAGGAGAACTGCGGAGTTCCAGAGATAGGACTGCAGTTCTTCGATGGTTATTCTTTTACTCACTGATGTAGCCTCCTTCCAGTAAGAGTTGGCGCATTTTATCTTCGGCGGCAATCATTTCTTCAAATGCTTCAAAGTACTGCCTGCGGATTTCTGCCGGAGGAACGGTTTCCTGCTCCTTCTTTTCGATATAGTTATTGATTGCGAGAGAGTAGTCTTTCTCTTTGATTTCCGGTATGGTTACGATTTTTACCTTTTCAATAACATCCTCATAAGCGGTATAGAGATTGTATACGGTCTTGATGTCGTCTTCGGTCATGATATTCTGAGCACGTTGAGGAGTGTAGATGCCGGAGCCATCAATCATGCAAATACGTTCTCTGTGCTCAGGTGCCTTATTATTGTTCAGAAACAGGATGCAGGCAGAAACACCAGTGGAGTAGAAGACACCACTTGCTAAAGTGATGATGGCTTCCAGCTTGTCTGATTCCACAAGGTTCTTACGGATTTCACCTTCCTTGCCACTTCTGAACAGGACGCCCTGCGGGAGTACAACAGCACAACGGCCAGTCTTCGGATTCATGGACTTGATCATATGTTGCAGCCATGCAAAGTCACCATTGGAGTCTGTCGGACAGCCCCAGATGTTTCTTCCGTAAATGTCGCTACTGAATTGTTCCGAGCCCCAGTTCTTGAGTGAGAACGGCGGATTTGCGACCACGCAATCAAAGGTCTGCAAAGAGCCACGCTCCAGATAGTTAGGAGAACGCAGTGTGTCGCCCTGAGTCACTTTGAAATCACGGGCGCCGTGAAGGAAGAGATTCATGCGGGCAATTGCGGAAGTAGCAAGGTTTTTCTCTTGACCGTAAATCTTGCCATAGGTCAACTTGTCATCGTGCATGTATCGGATAGCCTCGATGAGCATGCCTCCCGTGCCGCAGGCTGGATCATAGACTGTTTCTCCGGCCTTTGGAGCCAGCAGCATAACCAGCAATTTTACGATTGAACGAGGCGTGTAGAACTCGCCTGCATTCTTCTTTGAAAGGTCTGCGAATTTCTTGATCAGGAACTCATAGCTATCGCCCATAACGTCGGCAGAGTAATTTCCGTTGCCGACCTTGATTTTGGACATATGCTCGATCAGGTCCTTCAAACGTTCATCGGAGAGCTTGGTTTTATCAGTCCAGTTGGCATCGTCAAAGCTGCTAAACACACCGCTGAGGGTATCTGGATTGGCACGTTCAATTCCGTTCATGGCATTGACGATAGCAACACCGACATTTTCACTGGCTTCACGGACATCTTTCCAGTGACAGCCTTCAGGAATAACAAAACGGTGGTTTTCCGGGAAGCTGGCGTATTCTTCATCGCCGCCAGACTCATCAAGCGCTACTTGTGTTTCTTCGTCATATACGTCGGAAAGACGCTTATAGAAAAGGATAGGCGTTACATAGCTCTTGTACTCATCCTGATTGATAGGGCCACGCAAAATGTTGCAGGCTTCAAACAGGTGCGAGAAGAGCTTCTGACTTGTTGTTTCTTCGGGATGAGCAACGCTGGCTTCAAGTTCCATGTCCGCAACATCCATAGCTGATTGCATCATTTCAGCACGACCTCCCGTCTTTACTTTTTTGCCGGTGGATGGCTTTATGCCAACACTGCCGGTTTCCTGAAGTTTTTCGAATTTGGCCGGATATTTATTTTCAAACTCCAGCAAAATCTTCAGGAGACGCTCATCCAAGAAGGTGAGAGCGTGTTTTCTTATGTTTGTCGGGACACCGTAGTAGGCTTCCGCGATGGATCCGGTGATGGCGGCAAGAGTATCGCTATCGCCGCCGATGGAGATTGCATTTCGGATAGCGTCTTCAAAACTGGTTGATTCGAAGAATGCTTCAAAAGCCTGCGGCACCGTATCTTGACAGGTTTCATTGAACTGGTATGTGTCCCGGAGGGAATCCAGCGTGAAGTCAATCGGATAGTAATGCTTCACGATATAATCCTGAATTTCCATCAGGCTGCTGCCGGTCTTAGCCATAAAAACTGCGACTGCAGTAGCCTCGGCACCTTTGATGCCTTCCGGGTGATTATGGGTTACCTCGGTAACAGCTTTTGAGAGCTGAATAGCTTCCTCGATGGAGTTAGCTGCGTAGCCACATCCGCTGACACGCATTGCAGCACCGTTACCATAGCTGTTATATGGCTGAGGATTATCCGAATACATCCAACGACGGAAGGACCCGCCATACCCGCAGTGCGGATATGGGCGACCGATACGCTGCATGGATTCAACAGCCATTTTGTTTAAGTCACTGTAGTCTGGCTTGGCATGCAACAGAGCATCGCACACTGCCAAAGACATGACGGAATCGTCGGTAAAGAAACATTTATGTGTCAGGAAATCAAAATCCTTCGATCTATGATTATCCCATTCGAATCTGGAACCGACGATGTCGCCAATAATTGCTCCAATCATCTAATTTCCTCGCTTTCTGTTGAGTCGGTATTAATAATACTGCTCGATGTAGTTATAGGCCTTATCAAAAACGTCCTTGTCCTTGATTTTATATTTAATCCAAACAACGCTGCGGAGCGCTTTCTTGACTTCCTGCTTACCGGCAGTAGTGCTTTGCCAGCCATCGAAGCGTACAATTTTAACGATACTGTCGATGTCGGTGACGATGCGTTCTACGATTACAGGAGTGCTGCGGTTTTTCAAACCGTTAAAAAGTTCAGTAAGAGCAGCAATACCCTTATCGACTTCTTCCTCCGGCACGACTTCTTTTTCGGCCTGTGCCGCTTCCTTTGCAAGTTCTAGAAGGAGTTTCAGGAACTCAATGCTGGTCAACAGGCCCTGTTCATGCTTTTCACGCAGCGTTTCCAGCTTCTCGCCGAGTTTGATGAATTTCGGGTCCTTGGTGTGCTTCATGATTTTAGCTACAAGATTGATTTCGACCTTTTTGGTGGTCTTCTTCAAATCCTTCTGCTTTTCTAAGAAATCGTCAATCAGGTCAGCGTCCATTGCGAGAATTTCCATATCCTCATCAGCTTCGCCGACAGTCAGGTTCTGATGGACAAGCTCAATTGTTTTCGCACCCAAAGAGGCCCAAATCAAACCGCCACGACCATCAGTAGGTTTTACGGATTCGTATACACGAGACAGCCACTGATAATCAGTCTTGTAAGCATTCAAGAAAGCGTCAGGAGACAAGGCATCCCAAGCACGATTTAAAACACGGTAGTCTGCAGCAAATGCGTCCTTCTCTTTATTTGTAGGCAAACATTCCTGCGCCGCCATGAGACCTTCCCAGCCTTCGATGGTTCTGTCTACGCCCATAAAGTAGCTGAGACATTTTTTTAGAAGGGCCGGAAGCTGCTTCTTGATTTCTTCGATGTTGGTGATGATTTTACGCATGCTGTTTTCGTCGAAATCCAGCGCACGTGCCACATCGTCGAAAATACCGATGTAGTCAACAATCAGACCATGAGTTTTTCCTTGATCATAAGTACGGTTTGTACGGCAAATTGCCTGTAGCAGAGTGTGGTCCTTCATAGGCTTATCCAGATACATCGCCTGAAGAATTGGTGCATCAAAACCAGTTAACAGCTTTGCTGTAACAATAACGAGCTTCAGCGGGCTGGCCGGGTCACGGAAGGTATCCAAAAGTTTGCCTTCTGCATCACGATCTCTGCGGTATTTCTTGTAACGGTCTTCTTTATCATTGTTGGTATCCATAACGATGGTGCTGGCTTCTTCGCCGAGGAGCTCATCAAGAACTTCCTTGTACATCAGACAGCACTCACGGTCGTAAACTACAACTTGACCTTTGTAACCATTTGGCTCGATTTTTTCTTTGAAGTGCTTTGCAATATGTTCACAAACCTTGCGGATACGAGCAGGATTGTACATAATTGCCTTCATATTAACTCTGCGGGACAGCTCATTCTTTTCTTCCTTACTGAGTCCAGCTTCGTCAGTCATGGATTCAAACTCACGATCCAACTTCTCTTTATCAACATGGAGTTCTACTGGAACAGGCTCAAAGTGCAAGGGCAGAGTGGCACCGTCTCTGATGGAGTCGGAGAAGGAGTAGCGACTCATGTAACCGGTACGGTCTTCTTCGGCACCAAAGGTGGCAAAGGTGTTTTTATCAATACGGTTAATCGGTGTACCGGTAAGACCGAAGAAAAAAGCATTCGGCAATGCAATTCTCATTTTTTCACCGAGGTCTCCTTCCTGAGTTCTGTGGGCCTCGTCGACCATTACGATAATGTTATCACGAGGATTCAGTTCACCACTTACTTCACCAAATTTGAAAATGGTGGTAATCAGGATTTTACGCATATCCCCACGGAAGAAGGAAAGGAGCTCTTCTTTAGTGGATGCGCTGGTCAGATTCGGAATGTCAGAAGCATTAAAGGTTGCTGTAATCTGAGTTTCCAAATCAATACGGTCGTCAACGATAACAACAGTCGGGTTCTTAAGCTCAGGAATCATACGCAATTTTTGTGCGGCAAACACCATGAGCAGAGATTTACCGGAGCCTTGGAAGTGCCAGATAAGCCCCTTTTTCGGATAACCGGCTATAACACGGCTCACGATCATATTAGCTCCTTCAAACTGCTGGTATCGGCATATGATTTTGTATTTTCGGTACTTCTTGTCGGTGGCAAACATGGTGAAGAACTGGAAGATATCCATAACATTCTCAGGCGTAATCATATCTTCAATGCTGATTTTTACATCAGCCAGTCCACCTTCAACTTTGTGAGTGGCTGTGTGCCAAGGCCCCCACATATTGATAGGCATGTTGATGGAACCGTAGCGATAGCATTTGCCTTCAGTTGCAAAGTTGAAGACATTGGTTACGAACATAGCAGGGATGCTTTTTTCATAAGCGGAAATATCGCCAGCTGCATCCAGCCAAGTAATAGCGCTGCGAACAGGAGTTTTTAATTCGCCGATAGCAATCGGGAAACCGTTGATCAGGAGAACGATATCTAGGCGTTTGCCGCCTTCGGCCTGAGGGTATACCCACTGATTGGTTACAACATATTCGTTCAGAGCAAGGTCCTCTTTACGCATGGTACCGAAGAAGCGAATAGGCACCATACGTCCGTCCTTGCCGAAAGGATAGGAATTTTCTTCAAAAACCATCTTCTTAAAAATTTCATTCTGGGTTACGAGATTATGTGGCTGAACTGAAAGGATGACTGTTCTGAGTTTATAAATAACCTCATCCGCACGGGAAGGGTCTTCTGCGATTTCAGGATTGAGACGAATGAGCGCCTCTTTTACCATCGGCTCGACGAGTACGTCTGAATGCATACGAGGAAGATCTTCGGCAGGGATATACTTCCAACCGTTTCCCTGAAGTGTTGACAGGATCATCTGTTCAATGGTGTTATCTTCATTAAAAATAGTAGCCATTTTATATTCCTCCATATCTTATAGTATCAAAGTAGCTGTCCGAAAAAGTGGACTTAGTAGAGTTTTGATTGAATTTCTGCCTGAACTCCACGCCAGCCTTTTTCGGCTGCTGAGATGGTTTCTTTGTACAAATTCAACCCGGTGTTGTATTCTCGAACAAGAGCTTCTTGTGCTTCTAAAGGAAGAACAGGAACTTCCAATTCGCTCATATCCTTAAAGTTGATGTTCACGACGCCAGTACCACGCTGGAGGCTTTTTAGCATCTTAACACCGACAGGTGATTCAAGGAACAGCTTCAGATATGTTCCGTTCAGTGTTTCCTTCGGTCTGATAACATTGATGTTAGCGGAAGGGATGCAGATTGTCGGCTGCGACTCGAATACTGCAATTTTTACGGTTGTTCCTCTGGCGGTAACAAGCACATCGCCATCTTGCAAAATGTATCGGGATACTTTTCGTTCTTCATCAACAATGAAGTCAAGGCCAGAATAATCAATTCCTGTATTGGTGATGTTGGAGATGTTTATTACACCGATATTTCCGCTTTCGACTTTGGCGTTGACGGCTTTACCTCTGAATACGGTTGCCGCTTCTTTGAGAGGGAGCTTTTTAACCGGTGAAGAGGCAAAGGCTTTAATATCATCGTCTTCTTCCGACAATGCCATGTCGACGTTCCATCCATTCAACTCGGCGAATTCGTCGCTGAAGAGGAGTTGTTCATTTGCGATAACGAGCTTTCTACAAGTAGATGTTCTCCTGATTGGCTTATCGGGCTCGTATTGTTTCAGAACTATGTCATCGGTTGTTCCGGTAGAGAAAACGAAAAGGTAAGTTCTTATTGCCGTATGTGGAGTGAAAAGCCCAGCAGGCAAAGAGCTAATTTCTTTGATTTTGTAGTTACTCTCAATATAGTTTCTGAGCGATGCTGTGCTGCCTCCGCCAAACGTTATTTTGGCCGGTAAGACAATCACCAACTCGCCATCTATATTGATGTGATAGAGCAGATTTTGGACTGCTATTAGGTCAGGTTCACGGCTGATGAAATCTTCATCGTTTACCAGCATGCGTCCGCCAAATACTGGGATAGCGATAATGAGGTCAAATCTTTCGACAGTGAAACCGTAACTGTATATGTCAGCCATCTGGACTTTGACGTTATTACAAGCTGCGTAGGCCGTTGAAAGCAGTTCGTATTTTAGATCCTGTTTGCAAGTCAGAGTAAATGTCACAGTCGGGTGGCTTTCAATGATATCCAATAGCTCTGGCCCGTACTGTTCGCATTCGGGAATCAGGACGCTTCGGACGTTATCTGTGATATATTCCGAAAACTTATCCACCAGAACTTTTGGTACAGCGAGCTCATGACCTTCGCTGGATGCATTTATATAGGAAAGGATAGCGTGCCCATCAACGGAAGAGAGAACGCTATACATTTTGTGAAATAGCTCAGCGTCTCCGGGGAAACGGGCCATTGAAGAAGTTACTTTCTGCATAGTGCGATACACAGCGTTGGCATCTGCCTCGGCCTTCGTGTTTGTCAGAATTTTCTTCGTTCTCGTAACTCTACACATAATATCAATCAGGGACTGCTGATCGCTGAATCCGTAGCTTCTCAAAATATCAATAGCGTTGTAAATGTCTTTATCATACGATATGCGATTGCTCATGCAGATACCTCCTTTGTCTTATGTAAGTATTGTAGCACTTGTTATTTAGTATGTCAATACTAAAATTATAAACAAGGAACGTCTTTGGCTTGTAGGTGTGTTTTATATCTTTTAATTTTGGCATACTTTTTAATTTTACCTATTCCGGGCCTGCCGGGATGACTTATGACACCGTCCGTTGAAAGTGAAACCGCGGACAATAAAATAGAGATAGGGCCTCCAAAGTCGTGAATTGACCTTGGAAGCCCTTATTTTACGCCCTTTTTGGCCCATTTCGGACCGGAGAGGGCGTTTTCTTTTGTATCAAAGATTGCGTTTTAATAGACCCTGCCTGCGGTTCAGGTGGCATGTTCATCCAGTCCGGTGATTTTGTGAATCAGTCCGGTATGAATGCCAACAATACGATGACATTCTATGGTCAGGAAAAGGTAGAGTACAACGCACAGCTTTGTCTGATGAATATGGCTGTCCATGGGCTTACCGGCGTGATCAAATCCGGTGATGAAGCAAACAGCTTTTATCACGATGCACATAATCTGAATGGTTGCTGTGACTATGTCATGGCAAATCCGCCTTTTAATGTGGACAAAGTAAAAGCAGAGTCAGCCGAAAGTGCAGGTCGTCTGCCGTTTGGCATGCCAGGTGTTAATAAAAACAAAGAGATTGGCAATGCAAACTACCTGTGGATTTCCTATTTCTACGCTTACCTGAATGAGAAAGGTCGTGCCGGTTTTGTTATGGCATCTTCTGCGACAGATAGTCAGGGTAAAGACAAGGATATTCGTGAAAAACTGGTAAGAACGGGCCATGTTGACGCTATGGTAAGCGTTGGCAATAACTTTTTCTATACAAAATCCCTGCCTTGCTCCCTGTGGTTCTTCGATAAAGGAAAATCAGAAGAAAACAAGAACAAAGTGCTGTTTATCGATGCAAGAAATTACTATACAGTTGTTGACCGCACACTGAACGAATGGTCTGAATGGCAGCTGAAAAACCTGAATGCTATTGTATGGCTGTATCGTGGTGAAACAGAGAAGTATCAGCAGCTTATTGATGAATATAAGAATGAGCTTGGCTGTGCAGCATCTTTTGAAGAAGCACTCAGCCTTTTGAAAGATGAACTGAAGTATTTACAGAAGCGTGCAAAAACTGAAGTAGAAGCTGCTGCAAGAAATGAAAAGAAGCGTGTACAGGCTTACTATGACGAAGCTATCGCTGCAAAAAATGAAGAAATCACTATTGCAAAAGAGGCGGTATGGCTCTATGAAAAATTTGGTGAAGGCGAATATGTCGATGTGCCTGGCCTGTGCAAAGTTGCGGATATAGCAGAGATTGAAGAAAAAGGCTGGTCATTGACCCCGGGTGCTTATGTAGGCGTTGCACCAGTGGAAGATGACGGTGTAAATTTTGAGGAACGCATGGCTGAGATTCATCGCGAACTCCTATCCCTGCAGGCAGAATCCAATGACTTGATGGATATCATCTCGCAGAATATGAAGGAGATGGGGTTATGAGATATAAATTAGGCGAAATTTGCGATTTTATAAACGGAGGGGCTTGGAGCGATAAAGAGTATGTGGCAAATGGATTGCCCGTATTGAAGGTAACAAATTGCAAATCCAAAGGATTTGTTATTGAAGATATTGATTACCTTCCAATATCATCAGCAACAAAATATGCAAAAAATAGGCTTCAATTGAGAGACGTGGTGATAGCAACAGTAGGTTCCCATCCGAATCTTGTTGATTCAGCAGCCGGTCGGTCGAGCATTGTTAATTCTTTGGTGCAAGGATTCTATTTAAACCAAAATGCTGTGTGTTTAAGGACAAAAGATAACGAGATCCTTGATCAGGGATATTTAGGGTATCATACCAAATATAGAATTTTTCAACATTATATACAAATGCGTGGGCGTGGCGCAGCTAATCAGATGCGTATTGCAATTGGCGCGATAAAATCATATGAATTTGATTTTCCAGATGTTGATATTCAACGTAGAATAGCTAATATATTGGCTACCTACGATAACCTAATCGAAAACAACCAAAAGCAAATCAAACTCCTTGAAGAAGCGGCACAGCGATTATATAAAGAATGGTTTGTTGATTTGCGTTTCCCAGGATATGAAAATGTGGCGATTGTAGATGGCGTGCCGGAGGGATGGAATGAAACTTATATGGAGACTATTTGTGATTCCATAGGTGGTGGCACACCTTCAACAAAGAACGAAGATTACTATCATGATGGTGAGATTAAGTGGGTCACACCGACTGACATTACAAAAAAGAACAGTTTAATTTTGCTTGATACTGAAAAAAAAATTACTGAAAAAGGATTGCATAATAGCTCAGCAAAAATGCTTCCACCATATACAATTTTGATGACAAGTAGAGCAAGCGTTGGTTTCTTTGGTTTATGCGGGCATGAAGTATGCACAAACCAAGGCTTTATTTCTTGTGTTCCGTATAAAGAGAATGTCCGTTTTTATCTTTTATATAATCTTATGAATAGAGTTGATGAAATAAAAGCTAAAGCCAGTGGTTCTACATTTTTGGAAATAAGCAAGAAAACTTTCAGAGGACTAACAATTATCATACCGGATGATAAAACACTTTTAGAATATAACAAAATAATACATCCCATGATTAAACAGATGGAAGTGCTTACTAAAATGAACGTTGATCTTCAAGATGCCCGTGACTGCTTAATATCTAAACTTATGAACGGAGAAATTGAGGTGTAAAACATGAGAAATGAAGTTTTTGAAGAAATTTTACAATGTGTGGAACTTCCTTTGGGAGAACTATTAAGTGATGGAAATACATATCGTATTGCAGCTAGGGAGTTTAATAAAATAAACACAAAACACCAGGAAGAACTCAATCTTTTTGAAAAATTTCTTGCATTAACTTGTAATCAGAAAACAGTTGTTGGAGGTGTTTTGTTTTATGGTTCTACAGATATTCAAGTGATGATTTTCCCTGAATATAGAGGGAATCACTATATGAGCAAAATTCATAAAAATGGGATATTAGAATCAGAGTGCTATGAGAATCAGCAAGTGACAGTATCTAAAGATACTATTGAATCTTTTAATGATTTTTGCATGAAGCACTATTTATTATCGTGCGCTGATTTGAAGATATCAAATTTAGCTGAGATATATAAATATTTCAATATGTTTAAAGATTGCAATAGATTCGGTGGTTTCCAGCACTATAGTTTAGAAGAATTCATCAAAAAATTTTCATAATGTATAAATGGGGGGTGTGATCCATGAGCTACGATTATTCCGAAAATATACTTATGCAAGAAAGTGCTGGTAATCTGCTCCGTGATGAACTGAGCTGGGATGTCCGGTTTGCTTACAATACAGAAAAATTAGGTAAAAACGGCACTTTCGGCAGAGAAAGCTATAACGAAATCCTATTGCTTCGCTACTTCCATGAGGCATTGAAGAAATTAAATCCGTGGATCAATGACAGCCAGATTTTTGAAGCGCAGAAAGTTCTGGAAAACAGACTTTCCACATCGTCCCTCCTGCAGATCAATGAGGAAAAGTATTTCCTGATCCGTGATGGGATTCCGGTTACGGTAAAGAAACCGAACGGACAGACAGAAACAAAGAAGGCTGCTGTTATCGACTTTCAGAACCCGGACAACAACTATTTCCTTGCGATTAAAGAACTGAAAATTCATGGTGATTTGTACCGCAGAAGAACAGATATCGTTGGTTTTGTAAACGGTATTCCTTTGCTGTTTGTGGAATTGAAAAAGAATACGGTAGATGTGCAGAACGCTTATGATGATAACTATACTGATTATCAGGATACCATTCCGCAGTTGTTTTATTACAATGCTTTTGTTATGCTCTCTAACGGTACAGAGGCTAAGGTTGGCACTTTGGGAAGCAAATACGAGTTTTTCCACGAGTGGAAGCGTCTTGCAGAAGAAGATCAGGGCAGTGTTGCCCTTGAAACAATGCTGCGGGGTATTTGTAAGAAAGAAAACTTTCTTGACTTGTTCGAGAACTTTATTCTGTTCGATCATTCCGGTGGATATACAGCAAAAATACTTGCTCGTAACCATCAGTATCTTGGTGTCAACGAAGCAATGAAGGCTTATGCTGCAAGAAAATTAAACGATGGCAAATTGGGTGTATTTTGGCATACGCAGGGTTCCGGTAAGAGCTACTCTATGGTATTTCTTGCGCAAAAGATACGCAGGAAATTTGAGGGTTCACCAACCTTTGTCGTTTTAACAGACCGTGAAGAGTTGAACGCGCAGATTAGTGATACATTTGAAAACTGTGGTCTTCTTGGCAAAACCAAGGCTTCACAGTTTATTGCCACCAGTGGTGATGATCTGGTGCAGAAACTAAAAGGAAATCCAAGCTTTATCTTTACGCTGATTCAGAAGTTTAACCAACCTAATGCAGAACCGATTTATCCGGATCACGATATCATCATCATGTCCGACGAGGCACATCGCAGCCAGTATGGTATTTTCGCTGATAATATGATGAAGTTGTTGCCAACAGTAGCACGTATTGGATTTACCGGTACACCTTTGCTGTCCAGTGATAATATCACAGCCCGTACCTTTGGTGGTTATGTATCGGTTTATGATTTCAAGAGAGCGGTAGAAGATGGCGCGACGGTTCCGCTTTATTATGAAAATCGTGGTGAAAAGATAGTTGACCTGCATAATCCGGAAATCACTCAGCAGATTCTGGATGCGATCGAAAACGCAGATCTTGACGTTGACCGGCAGGATAAACTGGAAGCAGAGTTTGCCAAGGAAATTCACCTTCTGACAGCCGAGCCAAGATTAAAATCTATAGCACAGGATTTTGTTCATCACTATTCTGACTTGTGGACAAGCGGAAAAGCGATGTTTGTGTGTCTGAATAAAGTGACCTGTGTCCGTATGTACAACTATGTGCAGGAATATTGGAAAGAAGAAATCAAGAA